GTAATCAAGAAGAAGCAGAAGAGGGTTTTGACGGTGATTTTGAATATAGATACAACAGCGACGAAGGTTTTAATATTGATTTAGGATACATAAGGAGTAAATGCGATTTCCTTACGACTATGAAAATATGCTCTGCTGTGGTGTGTAATTACAACGAAGATGGTATGAGGATTGAAGATAATGCTTTTGAAGAAGGTGGTGAAGGATTACTTAAAAAGTATATTTACTTTTATATGCGAGATATGTGGTATGGTTATGTGATTACAGAACTTATCCCCGAATACCCTTACGAAGAACCCGAACCCGAACTTCCCCCAGCACAATAATTCCAATAAAAAATCCAATAATCCATAAAAAATATTATCTAACTATTTTTTACTGATGACCGAACCAATCCTTTTAGAAGAAAACAACCGCCACACATTTTTCCCAATTCAACATCAAGACTTGTATGCTCTGTATAAAAAACAATTAGGTTGTTTTTGGACGACAGATGAGATAGATATGAGTAAAGATAGGGACGTTTTTGATAAATTAAGCGAAAACGAGCAACATTTTATAAAAAGTATTCTTGCTTTTTTTGCTGCGAGTGATGGTATAGTTATGGAGAATATTGTAGGTCGTTTTATGGAAGAAGTTAAATTAAGCGAGGCGAGAGCGTGTTATAGTATCCAAACTTTCATAGAGCAAATACACAGCGAAACATATTCACTTTTGATAGATACAATTGTAAAAAAACAGGAAGAAAAAGACAAATTGTTTAATGCTGTTAATAATTTTCCAGCAATAAAAAAGAAGGCAGATTGGGCGACAAAATGGATTGGTGACCGAAAAAGGTCTTACGGAAGTCGCCTTGTTGCGTTCGCTTGTGTGGAGGGTATTCAGTTTTCGGGAGCATTTTGTGCGATATATTGGTTAAAAAAAAGGAATGTAATGATGAATGGTCTTACTTTCAGTAACGAATTAATATCTCGTGACGAAGCACTCCACGTGGAAACTGCTGTATGTTTGTATCACAAATTACAGAAAAAACCGAGTTTATATAAAATTACAGAAATTATTAAAGAGGCGGTAGAAATAGAAAAACACTTTATTTGTGAGGCTTTACCTTGCCGATTGCTGGGAATGAATGAGAAAATGATGAGTAATTATATTGAGTTTGTCGCCGACAGATTGTGTATCCAACTACAAATTAAAAAAATATTTAATACGAGTAATCCTTTTGATTTTATGGAACAAATTTCAATAGAAGGTAAAACTAATTTTTTTGAAAAGCGTGTGAGCGATTATGCTCTCGCCACCAAAACGAAAACAGATGAAGATTTTTCTATGGAAGTTGATTTTTAGAATTACGAACTTCGTCCCTTTTTTTATCCAATTTGGTTCTCCATTCCCGCCCTTTTGTAGTCAGTTTATTTAGTTTTTCTTGGTCGTCTTTCATTCTTTTCATCAGTCTTCTTCTCTCGTCTTCAATCTTGTTAATTTCGGCAATCATACCTTTTGGTGTTTCTTTTCTCGCTTTCGCCGCCAACCGTTTCTTCTTTGCCGCCGCTTTTACTTCGTCCCTTTTTTCAAAACAATTTGTGATTAGTTCGCTCACTCCATTCCAAAACTCTCTCTTCTCCATAAACACCCAGTATTTTTTGCGACTTCTATACTCACAAATTATCACATTAATAAGCATCTCTTTTTTTTCTTTTTTATTTATTTCTCTGCCGAAATCAAAATACTTGCCCCCCGAGTATTCAAGCAACGGGTCGTTATCGTCTTCCCTACATTCGTCCGTCACGCCCCAGACGAGAGCGGCATAAACATTATCAATACCCAACATTCCAAATGCGTTTTCTTCTGCGTCCCAAGAGGTTTGGGATATATTATCTTCAAGTTCCTCAAATGTAAGTTTATCAAAATGAATAATATTAGTGGGAAGTGGAAATATCCCAGCATACTCCTTGATTTGTTCCCATATTTCGGGGACGAACTCGGTAGTGATGTTGATAGTAGCCATTTTGTATCTGTTGATGCTCTTGGAAGGTTGGAGCAAATAACTTTCAATTTTAAAAGTAATCCAAAACCCACTTTTGAAAACTCGCACTTACCGCAATAAAATTATTTGTATGTATTTTTTATGGTTTTTAGGTGTTAATAAGCCTGATAAGGAGTTGTTAAAGGAGGTAAATTGTATCGTCGCGCCAAGTATAAGTTGTTTTTTCCGTCACATCTTCCGTATATTTTTCAATCCATTTTACTGGGTCATCTTTTACCAGTTCCCACACCATCTCCTTTAAAGTTATTTTTGTGATTGGTTTTGATGGTTTCCGTCCCTCTTCTCTATAAAGTTGCTTACATAACTTACACGTTTTCACATTTCTTACCAAATCAAAGCAATTTCTCAACAATAAATATACAGTTTCACTTTCAAGTCGGTCAGGATTTTCCTCATAAAAACCTTCTGTTGAATATTTATATTCGGGTAAAGATTTTTTACGAATATCTATGATAGTCAAATATACAAACTTGTAAAATATTACAGCATCTTCGGTTTCCTCGCCATTTCCATAAGTGCTTCCTCTTCGCTTAAATTCTTCCGCATAAGTTTGATTAAAATTGCCCGAAAGATGACCGTTAATTCCAGTCCTTCTGTATTCTATTTTTAGTCCATTAATTATAAATTGTTTATTATTATTCTGTTGGAAGAAAGCGGGACATTCACTCTTTTTAATCCTAAACACAGTAAGGGACGGTTCGTAGCAAATGTTGGTTTTTAATGCCGTAAATATCTCGTTGAGTTCGTCAATATAATCGGGACGAGGCATAAAACCATACACAATCTCGTATTTCACTTTATAATCTATTCTGCTGAACGTTTTGCCGAGAATGCCGTCCATTTGTTCGCAGATGTAAGATTTATCCATACTTTCTTGGTGTTGATGCTCTTGGAAGGTTGGAGCAAATAACTTTCAATTTTAAAAGTAATCCAAAACCCACTTTTGAAAACTCGCACTTACCGCAAATATATGATTTCGTCATACAAAATATCTCATTAAAATATATAATGAAGATTAGATACAAACCCGCAGTTCAACCGCATCTCCGCACAATTCGTAAGACAAATGAGGGAGCAGGTCACCCGATACACAGACCACACCCGATAAAAGACAGCAAATTTTTCCGTAGAAAACCACTTAAAAAAAGAAAGAGGAAATAAATAAATATATAGATATTGTATATAATGAGCGAAACAATTGACGGACAATACGCTAATAATGAAAATGCTGGATTTGAGGATATTGCTGACCCGAGTTATTATGAAGAAAGTGGAGAAGGACAGCAAGTATATTTAGACAGCGTTTTACCGCACGAATACGACCCTACACTTGAACCTTTTAACACTTATGGAACTCGCCCGAAAGTTTATCCCGAGCAGACCCCCGAAGGTTTCCACCCGAAAATTAATAATCCTTATCAATATACATTTGATAATACGAATGTTTATTTCCAACCACAAAACAGAGGTTTAGCATTTTAAAATAATAATATAATATATATGCCGTCACATCAATTGAACGATACAGAACGAAGTAGTCAATCAATATTTTTACACAGCAACGATGCTCTCGTAACAATAAGCGATGCTGAAAAAATATTTTATTTAAATGAAGCGATTATAGCCCCGAGTGGATATAGGTTAATTATTGGATTAACAAATATGACGATGCCGAATTCTATGTTTAATGTAACTTCAAATAATAATACAATAGTAATAAGTGGTGTAACTTATACAATCGCAGAAGGAAATTATAGTGCTGAAAGTTTGGCGACTGCGGTAAATACAGCAATTTCGGGAGTGGGAAGTGTTGCTTTTGACGACACCAATAATAATAACAAATATATTTTTACATTTACAAGTGGGAAAACGATAGACGAAGAAACGACTCTCACTCGTCAATTAGGATTAACGGGACAATTGCCGACGTCTTCGGTCACATCTTATAGTGCTACTGGAATATGTGATTTAGGTGGGACGACGAATATTTATATAAGATTGCGAAACCTTACGATGAATAATATAGACAGTAGAGGACAGACAAATAATATAATAGCCAGTATAGTCAATAACACAAATTACGGCGGATACATATTTTTCGTTCCGCCCGAAGTGTTATATTATCAAATCACAGAACAGAATATTTCGCATTTAGATATAGAACTCACAGACCAAGAAGGTAAGTTATTAGAAATGAATGGTGCGGAATTTAATCTCACTTTAACGATTCATTACGTCAAGCAGCGGGAGGGTGTGTTTAGAAATAGTTTATTGAGAGAAATAAAAGAAAATTACAATCCAAAATTAAAGAAGGAAGAAAATAAAAATAGTGAGTAATATATATAAGATGGCTGTATTTGGTATGAAAACTAAAAAACTGGCGAAGTTTGGAGCGAAGTTTGCGAAAGCGGGACTTTTTGGTTTGAAGAATGGCGGACGATTGGCGTTTGCGGCGGGAACTATGACGGGTTCGCCACAACTTTTAGCAGCGGGGGCAAGTGCTAATGCTATTTCGCAAGGAATAGAAAAACTACGATAAATAAAATATAAATAAAATATATAATGAACTCTTCTATTATTTGCGACTATGTGACTGTTTTTATTTGCGACGCTTATGAAAATGGATTAAGTGATTTTGCTAATGGTGTTTGTGTTTGGGATATTCCCGAAAGCGCCTATTATTTTAAAGATAGAGGAAGCGTGTGTTTGATGAGTATTGTAGATGCTACTTTACCGCAAGATATAGGTGAAGATATTGTTGTGATGACGCAACAAGGCAGAAATGGATTTACGACACAGGAAAATAGCGCAGCGGCAGATATAATAAACGCAGATTTAGCAGTATTGGGTAGTTTTACAAATAGCACAAACGAGAGTGGTGCTTATTTTTCAAAATTTAACACACCACAATTAATCAAATTACAGACATCAGCAAAACCTCGCCGTATAAGGTTGGTTTTATTTACAGACGATAAAGATACAAAAGATATTAGTAGTGCTGCTTTAAGGAAAGAGGGTCATTTTACAATAAAGTTTGAATATATTGACCCCGAAGTAAATCAAAAAACAAACTACTCGGTTGAATATAAACCCGCCTTTCCCGACATAAAAAGTTTTTAGAATCTAAAATATTTAAAATATAGTAAGTTTATATAATGGATTACGACCCCACGATTGTTTGCGATTATGTTACATTATGGATAAAAGATGCTGATAATAATCCCGCATCAAAATTTAGTGATGGTCGTGCTGTGTGGGATATTCCGCCACAAGCATATTATTACAAAGATAGAGGGAGTGTATGTTTAATGAGTGTTGCCGATGTAGTATGGGAAAAAGGCGGAGATAATGTAATGATATTTACACAATCAGGTTTTAACGGGAGTTGTGCCGATGCTGGTGCGGGAGTAATAAATACAGAAACGATGACCCAAGAAGATTATAGAGATTTCGCATTATTGGGAAATATAGTAAAAAAAATATATGATAATAGTGATGATACTTATAGAATGGAATATAATAATTCTCACGAACCAATAAGAGTTTTAACACCAGCCCGACCAAGTCAAATAAAATTATATTTTGTAGAAGAACAGAAAGACCACCTCAATATAGATGATAGTATAGGTTGTATTACGTTGAAGTTTGAATATATAAACCCCAAAATATTACAAAGCAATATTTATTCAACTGAATACAAACCCGCATTTTAGGCAAATATTAAAATATAAAATGAATAATTTTTTTATATATTAGTATAGTATATAATGAGCGCTTCAACCCAACGTTTGAATTATTCCCAAGTTCCTCCTCGTGCTTCTTCTTCAAGGGCAATCCGTAATGAAATTGTCCCGACCAATTCGGGTGGTTCTTACACTATGAACTCGCAGATTATTTTTGACCTCCCCGCTAATCTTAACAACACCTTCTGTGATTTCCAATCGTCATATGTTAAATTAACCGTTAATAATGGTGATGGTGCTGATATTAAATTTCACGGCGGCGGTTTCCCATCTTGTATCAAGCAAATTGTTCTTGAACTCGGCGGTCAAACTTTGTTCTCGTGCGATAATTGGAATACTTTATACGAAATGATGCTTTCGCTTGATACTTCGGCGAGTTTCCGTAATAATGCTGGTGAGCGTCTTTTCGGTGCGGGCGGTGATTTTGATGGTGCTACAATTACCCACACTAATAACGCCACTCGCCAAATATGCTTCCCTCTTGTTCTCACTCCCCTAATGGCGAACCGTTATTTCCCGCTTATTGGAAGGGATAGACTTCGTATCCGTTTAATCCTTGATACTTCTGCCCGTTCGTTGCTTGGTGCTGCGACTGACGCCGAGGTTACTATTACCGATGTTGCCCTTGTGACTTACAATCTTGAACTTGGAAGCGACGTAATGGCGATGGTTGCTGCTAATTCGGGCGGTGCTTTCAAAATTGCTATGCCTTCTTATCAACACCACCAAGCGTCACTTGACACCACCGCCACTTCTCTTGTCGCAACTCTTGGTTTTAGTATGAGTTCTCTTAATCGTATTTTAATCGCTCAAACAAGACAGGCGGCGATTGCTGCTAATAATCATATTGGTAATCGCTCCCGCCTCCAGTTAAACCGCTTTTTTGTAACTATTGGCGGTGTAAAATACCCGATGAGGGACGTTCAAGATACGGGTAGTGCCGTTGCTGTAACAGGTGAGGGTGCTGAACCTTTTGCGGAGGCTCTTATTTCACAGAGAGCGTTGTGTGCTTGGTCGCACGATAGTTCAATTCAGGCAGATGGTGGTTTTGCTGTCCTTGATGGTGTTGGTGCTGCTTCGGCAACAACTGGCTCTTTCCTTATTGACCTTGATTTAGAAAGTCAGCGTGTTGCTGGTGGCGAGGGTTCGCTTGGATTAGTGGCTGGCGTAAATTGTATAGGTCAGGTAGTCCAATTAACTATGGAGTATGCCGCTGCGGCTGGAAACGCCCACGTCATAGATGTTTTCGGCGAACACACTATTCTCTGCTCCCTTGACCTCAATACTTTAACTTGGTCTATTGCTGTCTAATTCTAAAATAATTTTTCAATAATATGTTTCTATAATATATTATGGAAATAAAAAACCCATCACGGGAACATTCAGCATTACTAACACAAGCGACTTATCAACTTGGAGAGAAAGGTGTTTCAAAAGACAACAGAGTAGCAAATGCTAATAAAATGGTGGAACAGACTGGATATGTAGTAAATTCACAACATTCCAATAGTGAAGTTACAGCATATCAGCATAAAGACGACCCCAATAATATATTTATAGCACATCGTGGGACGAAAGTAGATACTGACCGCCGTAATAAAAATCATAATGATATTACAGCGGATTTAATGACTGCTGTTGGTTTAGGAGGACACGACGCAAAAATGCGACGCAGAAAGCATAAAACAAATTCTATTATTAAAGCATTAAATCCTTCACAATTACATATGGGAGGACACTCGCTTGGTGGAGGAACTTTAAACCACACCATCGCCAATAGTAAAAAGGTAAGAGAAAAATTAACTTCCGCAAAAACTTTTAATGCCGCAGCCCACCCCGTATTTAGTAATGGAAGTGCCGTATCTGCTAAAGTTAAAAAAGAATTAGATGATAAAGTAGAAAATCATCGTATAAAAAATGACCCAGTAAGTGCTGGATTTCTCTCGGGTAATGTTTCATTTGGAAAGTTAAAAACTCATAGTGTAAAACACGATAGTAATAAAGGAAAATCATTTTTACAGAACCTCGTAGAAAGTTCAACAATTTTAGGTAAGGCAAAACGCTTTACAGAAAAAGGAATTCACGCCCACGCAATATCACACTTTCACGATGGTAGTATTAAGAAGAAAAAAAAGAGTAAAAAATAAAAAGTAAATATATATGGGCTGTATCTCGCTTACAGAAACAGGACTTCTTGCTTTATGTGGAATGATAATAGGATTTATAATATCTTTTTGTAAAACAGCAGAACAATCAAGGTGTAAAAATATAAGTATATGTTGGGGAATTTTAAGTTGTGAAAGGCAACCATTATCAGGAGAAACAATATTGGAATTATCCAACGACGAAACCCCACAACTCAAAAACTCAAATCTTGCCCCCTTAAATAACAAAGTCCCTATATAAACCTCATCTAATACACTTTGTATTTTTAGGGGGCAAGAATTGAGTTTTTGAGTTATACTTCAATCTCTCCCCCACCTTGATTTGAAAAATCTGCTGTAATATGTTCGTCACAGCAATTACTCGTAGTGCGACATTTCATTTTATACAATCTATATGCTAATACCATTATCAAAAAACTACAAGCCCCTTCCAACCCATATTTAGTATAATCCTCCATATAATATATTGATATATAATATAATATGAGTAAAACATTATTTAATCAAAATACATTTCAAACCAAGAATGTAACAAATAGTGATGATATTACTGATTTAAAAGTAGATACGTTTAAAGCAACAAATGCGATATTAACAAATATTACCAACAGCGAACTCCAAGCGGCAACGACGGGAGTTGCTACGAATACGACTGCGATTGCTGGATTTAATACATCAATTACTGCGAATACGACAGCGATTGCTACGAATACGACAGCGATTGCTACGAATACGACGGCGATTGCTGGGAAACAAGATGCTCTATCAACAGGTGACGGGATAGATATTACGGGAACAACAATATCATTTGACGGAACAATATCACAAGATATTACGACGAGTGGGTCAATAACGGGAAACGAAATGAAATATTTAGACGGTGGAGTAGCGACGAACATCAAAACAAAAATAGATGCTAAACAAGATATTCTCTCCACAGGGGACGGTATAGATATTACGGGAACAACAATATCATTTGACGGAATAATATCAGGGGATATAACAACGAGCGGCACAATTACGGGAAACGTAATGAATTACGTTGATGGTGGTGTAGTTACAAATATTAAAACCCAAATTGAAAGCAAACAAGACACATTAACAGATGGGGATAATGCGGGTTCAAATATTTCAATTTCAGGAAGCCAAGTGATTTCAGCGACAAACACCACATATACCGCAGCGTCTAATGGTGGTTTATCTTTATCAGGGACTGAATTCAGTTTAGATTTTTCAAATACAAATTCATCAATAACAATTCCACAAGAAGTATTAATAGAAAACACAACAAGTAAATTAAAAATAGCCCCTCCAAATTCAGGGTCAGGTGTTGATAGTATAATAGAAATACAAGGGAGAAGGAGTGGAACAGCAGCACAACAACAAGCACAAATATTATTTGAAAATTTTGATACTGATTTAAGCGATTATAATATTTTAGGAGAGATAAGCGGAATGGTAAGCGACCATACAAATAATTACGGAGGATTAATTTTTTGTAATTATGCCGATGGTTCAACAAGAACGGGGGCATTAACGATGTCTTCGGGGGGAAATTTCAATATGGGAAACGGGAAAGCATTTCAAAATGATTATAAATTAAAAATAAATGGAAGCACTCATTTATCAGGAATGAATTATATTAAACCACAATTGCGTCTTTTTTCTTTTGACCCCGATGATTTAGACGGCACGGAGTGGGGTAATGGTTCTTTACAAAATAACATAGAAACAGATAGAAGATTGGGTGAAAGTTTTTGTTCCACTTCGGCGGGAATTATTACATTAACAAAAAACGGATATTATAGAATTAGAGTATCCGCAAAAACACAGAGCGACGATTATAATGATAGGTTAAGTTTTATGAGTTATCTCCGCATTAATTCAACAGATTACGACGAAGAAGAAGATTACGATTTTTTTGGTTGGACTTATATAAGAAATGAAACGGACGGGGGACACGGGAGCGTATCTTTTCAAGATTATATTTTTTTAAGTAGTGGTGACGAAATATCGGTAAGACATAAATTAGAAACAACAAGTGATAGAAATTTTGATAATACGCTTCCCCGAGCAGATATAGATAATTTCTTGAATTTACAAATAGAACGGATTTATGATACTGACCCCGAAGAATAGCCGACCTAAAAATAATTTATTAAATAATTTATTAAAATAACTACTTAAAAATACCCAAAAATAATAAGTTATTTTAATATAATTATAATTATATTAAAATAACATCATAAAAACGTCAATTATAATAAAATAACTATAATTTTCCACTTCGGGGAGTATTTTCGCATATAATTTATTTAGGAATAAATTTATTATATTTAAAATTGAAATTAATATAAAATAATATATTAAGTAATATATATAATGGAAAAAGAAAAGCAATCACTCATTAAAGAACTTGGAGAAAGCACCGCAAAGTCTTACGCTGGGTCGTATATGAGATTACGAAAAATATTAAAGATGACGGATAAAAGAAAGCCTATTAAAAAAATTCCTATTGATACTATTTTACATCACATTAAAGATGTTGAAAATCCATCTACCGCATACAGCGTATTCGTAATTGCTAAAAAAATATTCTCTTACGCAGACAATAAGGAAAAGTTTGATGAGTTAGATAAAATTATTAAAGAGAGAAAGAGAGATATTCAAGTAACCAAAAATAAAAACCTCACACAATCTTTGCCGACTTATAAAGAAATTGCTGCTGCGGTCAAGAAAGAAACTGACCCACGAAAATATATTACCAGTTTCATAATGTTTAAAATTAATACTCGCAATCAAGACATCGCTCTTGCTGACCTACACTCTCAAAAAAAAGACAATTATGATGAGAAAAGAAATCATCTTATTCTTGACGGCAACAGAGTTATATTTATTCGTAATGTTTATAAGACTGCGAAAAAATACGGGCAGAAAAAGAATATTATCGCTGTTAAAAAGTTCGCTGATATGGTTAAAGAATTACTCGGTGATGCTGAAACAAAACCATTATTCACTCGCAAAAATGGAGAGCATATCACTCCCGCATCTATCGCCTCATATTTAAAAAAATATGTTGTGCTTGGATTGAACGAGGGACAGATTATTAAAGCAGTTCTTAAATATGCTGACGAACAAGGCTCATACGATATGCTGCGAAAAATTTCAGCAAATCGTGGAACTGGTGTTAATGTTCTTCTTCAAGAATATGATGTTTCAAATATCACAGAACCAACCGAAGTTATTACACAGAAGCAAGATGTTAAGCAAACTGTGGAGGCGCAATAAATCTTTTATAACAGCATAAATGGTATGTATTAAATATTATTTTATGTTCCATCGGCACTTCTATACAATAAAATAACGATTTACAAGTTTTGTATTTCTTTTTTTTAAATACTAAATCGTTGTAATTTAGGATTGGTATGCGTTTTAATATTTCTTGCTTCGTTGGGAATAATCCACAATATGCTATTCTGCTTCGCTCGTAATTAGAATACATAACAACTATGAATAATTTATTTACCATTTATATATGCTAAATAAAATATTTATATATTTATACAAACATCATACTCGGTTTAACGGGGGTCGGTGACGGATTGGAAATTGGCGGCAAAGTTGGTGCTACTTTTTTCTCTCTTTTTGTATATTTTCTTTTAGGTTTTTGTTCTGCTGGTTTATCCTCTTCTTTTTGTGAAGCGATGAGTGCTTTATATTGTTTCATCGTGAGTGGTTTATCATCAGGGTCTTCTTCTTGGGCTTTTGTTGGTTTCCCGTTATACAAAGTCGTATCAAGCGTTATTTCCTTTTCCTTTTTGGGTTCTCCCTTTTTCCCTTTTCTTGCTGCGGCAGCATCTCGTAATCTTTGGTCGTTCGCTAATTGTTTCGCACTCCTTTCTTTTTTTGGTTTTTCTTTTACAAGTTTAGACGGAGCAGGAATATCGTCAAACTCTTCCTCGCTTGAACTTTCACTTTCCTCAATTACTTCTATGTGTTCTCGCTCACTTAATTTTTCTATCGGTTTTCTTACGATTTTTTTCTTCGCCATTATATATAATGGAAAATATAAAAAAACTGGAAGAACAGACAGATTTTAATTTGCTAAATGAGAATATTGAAAATATTGTTAATGAAAATATTTATGAAGATGGACGTGATTGGACGCAAGATGAGATTATGCTTTTCGTAAATCAGTTTAGCGAGTTTCAACAAAAAGAAGACGTAGATATTGATATGAATATGCTTGACCCTAATTTTGTATCATTTGAAGAATACAAGAATAAATTTAGCGGGTTTGATGATAAGACCATTAAATACCTATGTGAATGTGAGAATAAAAAACTTGAAGACGCACGAATTCCCCCTCTTATAGTGCGAAATGAAAATGTGACTTTAACGGATAGTTTATCTAATGTAATATATAATGACGAGAAAAGAAGTAAATCAAAAGCAGAATGTAACACAGATTGTGAAGATAATGCTCGGGGAGAAGAAGAAACCGAAGAAGAAGAGGAAGAGGAAGTCACCGTCTAAACCCAAAATGCGGTCGGCATTAGATGTTGCCCGTAATCCACAACCATATCAAATTCCTCTATATATGCCCCCTTTTCCAAGTGTGATTAATAATCAACCTAAACAACCAAGCATTCAAAATGCGGTGGCGAATGTTTTAAGAAATTACAACGCTGTAAATTCGGCGGAATTAAAAAGATTACGTGGAGATTTAACAGCATACAGACAAGAGCAACAGACAGCATTTAATAGAAGAGTTGCGTATCCAAGAGCAACTGTTAATCTTGGTTCTTTTGATGGGGACAGCATATCGGCAAGTGATATATCGGGAAGTGATATTAGCGATTTGGGTTCATCTACAACAGCCGCCGAAACCGACAGCGATTACGTCCCTTCTTCTTCCTTTTCTTTTTCTAATTCAACAGAAGGTATAAGAGCAAAACAATTAGTAAGAAAAATGTTCGGTTCTTCTTCAAGTGATATTAGTAATGAAATTGCGACAGACGCCGCAATTGGCGAGTTGAGTGATTTTTCTATTGGAAAAAAAAAGGTTTCATTTGGAGAACCTATGGATTTAACATCGGGAGGGGAAAGCGATTTCGCTCCAAGAGCATCACAAAAGCAACGGGCAACTCGTCGGGCAAGAGTTTATGTTGATAATGCTTCTAATCGTAGATTAGGTAGAGTTGGGAAATCTTATTAAAGTATGATATTATTATTCTCTTATTATATTATAAATGAAAATAGTTGAGATTGAAAATAAAGATTTACAGGTTAATAAGGTTGAGATGGATTGTGATAAATGTATAAAAGACAAAAAAGGAAGAAGTATTGCTGAACCACTTATGAATACATCACACTTTTACATTATTAATGGAGCAAGTGGTATGGGAAAATCTAATCTTATTGTTTCTCTCTTAAAATCACAAAAAATTACCAAAGATAAAAAAGCGAAACTATCGTATCGTAAGATGTTTGATAAAGTTATATTTGTATCACCTTCTGCTGCTACAATCAAAGATAATCCTCTTGAAAAAATAGCAGACGACCAAAAGTTTGAAGAACTGAATCACGAAGTATTTGATTTACTGGAAGATATTGGTGATGATGCGGTTGAGGAAAATAAACACAATCTGTTAATTTTAGATGACGTATCTTCGCAATTAAGGACAAGAGAGAATGAGAAAATATTAAATCAAACTATTAAAAATCGTCGGCATAAAAATCTTTCTATATGGATTGTAGGTCACAAAATCACAGACCTCGCCCCCTCGCTGCGGTCAAATGCGAATATGATTTTTCTTTTTAAACCGAAAACGAATAAAGAAGTGAATGCGATACAGGAGGAATATATGTTAATGCCGAAAAAACAAGCAGAAGAGATTTTTGACGCTACTTATAAATCTCGCTATGATTTCCTACTGATAGATACATCGTTAAGAACTTCGGCGGATTTCCGCTTTTTTAGGAACTATAATGAATTGGTTTTTGAAGAAGAAGAAGACAAAAATGAAAACAAAGATTAATATTTTTATTGCTATAATATATAATATGGCGAACTTCCTTAAAAACGTTAAGAAGGCTGTTACTCACGGCGACAGGGCGGGTCATAAGGCTAAACGTGCGGCTCGTCAGTTGAAGAAGGCGAAAAAGCAGGCGAAGAAAGGAAATGTAGCGGGTGCTGAAAAATTTGCTGGTAAAGCATACAAAAGCACAAAACAAGGAGTTAAACACGGATTTAAATCGGGCAAGGCTATGAAACGTGGCGGAAAACAAATCGTTAAAGGTGCGAAGGCTGCTATCGCCCGTAACCCAGCGGGAGTTGCGAAAGCGTTTGTTGAATAAATATATTTGTCTAATATATATGGACGAACTTGAACTACAATTACAAAATAATATTATTATGTATTCACGCCCTACTTACCCATTTGTAGAAGAAATTAACGGATTAAGTGATTGGTATGATGGTGAGGATTGTTTTCATCAAGAGAATAAAATTCGCTGGGTATTAGATGCGATAAAGTTAAGAAGAGATATAAATATAGAGAGGTTGGATTGTGAATGGCGATTTTTGGTTCAAGATATTAAAGGCAATTTTGTCTTTTAATGAAAAGTTTAGGAATATAATTTTTAAAACAATTAATTAAAAATTTATTTAAAAATTATTTTCTACAAATAATATATATATATGGATTACATTTGTGAGCGATTTAATGATGATTATTATTATCAAAGATATATAGTTGATGTTGCTTTTTACAGTAAAAAGTTTGATTGCGATAAATTAAAAAAATATCTAATTACGAAAAGCAATAATATATTTATAATGACTGGAAATGGTAGATTATGTGCTGTTGTTGAATATATTGAAAACACTAAAAATATTTTACATAATAAAATTGTGAATTATTTAAATTGTGTTGAAAAAAAACCAAGAACGACGTATTTTTTGAATGTTATAGATATATTGGGTATGAATTACGAACCACATAATCCATTTGATTATTGGTTGTCGCAATCTATGTATTTGATTGAGAAGCGTGGTAAAAAATGGGATTATACATTTTATATGAAACATATTGATGATGATTTTGTAAATAGAATACATAACACAAATTATATTGATTATTTTAGAACCAGCGAAACACACGAGAATATTCAAGAGTATATACAAATTAGAAAGGGGGAACGAAAACATAAACAGAATACAGAGTTGATGAAAAAAGAATTAGACAAAAATATATTTATTAATATGATTAATACCCTTTTTAGATTTACAAAAAATAAAAGTGATTATTTATCCAAACGAGTTGTGTGCGATTTGCTGGATTTGGATTATAAAAGTAAAGGGGATATTAAAAGATTAAATATTATACTTACTGATTATGGTGTAGGATATGATAGAAAGAAGATGATTAATAAAGAATGTGGTGTATTTACTTATCTTCTTTTAAAATAGAACATTAGACATTAGACATTAGACATATGATTTGTGATTTATGTATTAACCTTTTAAGAATATTTCAAACTTT